CAATGTTGTATTTCTGTTCCAGAGTCCAGTCCTGTTTGTCTTTGTAGGACAGAACCTTGATCTGATTCAGAGGTGCGATATCAATAATTGAATCTTCATTCAGGATCGTAATGAGTCCCCAATCAGCAAGAAGCTTAGTAATACGATTCCTACGCTGAACATCATTAATAGTAAGGTTAGCGTACTTCCCATCCAGGGCAAACAGTTCCTTAAAGTGAACGATGTAATACTTACCCTGTTTGTGCAGGATATGACACGACTGATACAACTTCTTTTCTTTTCTAGAAGCTACACCAATACGAGTCAGAGTTTCTCTTACTTTAAGAAAGTCATCAGGCTCATTCAACCTGATCTCGACCATTTTGTCTTGAGACCAAGTTACCTGAGGTTCAGCAGTTTGTGTCATTTTGTACCACCAGTGTCAAGTCGTTGTTTAATAAATTCAATTTGTTCATTAGATAGGATTTTCAGAACTTGAGATGCTTTCTCATTACTATAACCATAGTATTGTTTAACAAACTCTAAATCTGATACTTTCTCTTTTCTAAGCCAAGGAGAAAATCTTTTCTTCTTTCTCAGAATATTTATATAAAAATTATATTGCATGTCCTTATCCAAGAAATGATACTTGTTCATTTCATTGGCGAACATCACACAATCCAAGTGACCTGACAGACACTTATTAATAATATAGGGAGGATATTCTCGTGCTAGAGTGGGGTCCTCATCGAGAATATTCTCCTTGTTAAAGTTGATTGAATTCAACCAATCTTTCAATTCCATATCAAAGGATCAACTTCTTACTAGGGGTTTTCAATGGAGAGAACATCTCCTCATACTGTTCTACCAGTTCGTCATTGACGTTGGCAACATACACAATCCACTTCTTACTGATCTCCAGTTCCTTCTCTTCACGTTTCAAAAGAGGGGCGTAAGGTGCGAAACCAAGACGACCATCACCTTGATTAAATGCAACAATAGGATTCATGATAACAAGACTATCCTCTTTGTCTTCAAGGACATCAGCAACCACATCCTCACCAGAGGACATACGAAATACTTTAACGTTCATAATAATTTTGTTGAATAAGAGATTTTACTGTTTCTGACATCTGACGGTATCCAGATCCAACGTAGATCTGACCAGCAACAACTGCGACGGTTGCGATACCCCAGAACACATAATACCAATTAGATTTGATCTGTTTCACGATCATAGGATTCAACCCCCATCAACCTGACATCCGACCATAGCACCACCTACAACACCTGCAGGGATTGACCAGATCCAATTCTTCTTTGTTGCAAGAGTACCACCAGCAGCACCACCAAGAATACCACCGATAATAGAACCCTCAACACAAGAGTTATCATCGTGATTACTCAGTCTCTCTTCCCGTTCTGCAGGACGATAGGTGCGACGAGGTTCTACGTGTTGATGATTATGATGATGATGTCTCCTTGAAGTATTTCTCTTTGAAGTATCTTCACATGGAACTTTCACTCGTTCCTTGTAGGACTTTACGTATCCAGGTTTTCTCATTGTTCCTGGTACATACTCTTCACGATAAACAGTCTTGTAACATTTTTCCTGATGAGACCATCCTCGTTGACTATCACCAGCAAATGCTACTGGAGAGAATGAGAAGAGTAATGGGATAAGAAGTAGTTGTTTCATTTGAAATTACACTCCACCATGATTTCGGTCAGACAAGCCAACATATTTATTTCTTGATCAGCGACGAAAGAACTCTGATACTGATACTTAGCAATAATGAGAACAGCAGCAGCGATCCCACTACCATCCAACTTTGAATATACTGCGTCGTAAACACTACGAAGAAGAACGTGAGGGTCATTATCAAGATTATCCACGACCCATTTACGGACCTTGGGGAAATCTTTGTCTTTAAGGTGTTTAAAGAGATCATCGGTTTTTACATTAGTGAATGCGGCAAGGATACCAGTGTCAATCTTTCCACTGACAGAGTATCGTTGTAGTTCATTGAGAACACGTCTCCAATCAGGGAAGTGTTTCTGAATGAGTTCTACCAGGACCTTGTTATCATATTCAACACCTTCTGTATCGAGGATTTGTTGGAGGCGTTGGAAGAACTTTCCTGCGAGGGCTTGTCGTTCTTTTCCTTTGATGGAGAAGTCAACGACGGCACATCGGGAGTGGAGGGGTTGGATGATTTTGTTTTTGTAGTTGCAGGTGAAGATGAATCTGCAGTTCCCAATAAACTCCTCAGTAAATGCCCGTAGGCAGAGTTGTACATCTGGGGTCGTGTTATCTGCCTCATCAATGATGATGACTTTGTGTTTTGCAGTTGACGAAAGCGAGACGGTCGAAGCGAAATTCTTCGCATTGTTTCTGACAGTATCGAGGAATCGTCCCTCGTCGGATCCGTTGATGACATAATAGTCTACTCCAAGTTCATGACAAAGTGCCTTGGCAACAGTGGTCTTACCACATCCAGGAGGTCCAGAGAGAAGAAGGTTAGGCACTTCCCCTTTCTCTACAAATTGTTTGAAAGTATTCTTGATTCCGTCAGGAAGAATACAATCATCAATAGTCTGGGGTCGATAAGATTCGACCCAAACAAATTCATTACGACTCATAATCAATTAAAGTTATGCAAGTTGTGCCACACGGCACCAATATTCATGTGACCGTGGAAGTACCCTGCTACTATAACACAAAGTGTACCAAGTAAACAGAGAATGAAAGGAATCAAACCCAGTCCGGCTTTCTCTCGGGTATTCTCAGGTAGTTGTCCTTCACCCATGGTTTTGATGCAATGTATCTTTTGTACTTAGTATAGATGTCAATATCCTCATCATACTTGAATTCATCAGGTCCAGCAAATACAAAAGGTGTTGGACCTTTACCTGATCTACCCTGAGGATCTGCACATGGAAGGATTTCATTTGCTGCCTGAAGAGTATTGAAACAGGTATGGGGTTTACCATATCTCAGTGCATACTCATCACACATTGCAAATCCATGAGCAAGTAACCATCTCCAGTTGTTTACAAAAGAGTTTGCCCAGATTGTACAGGGATGATTACGGAAGGCACCTGTGGTGGTCTTGTACGGTTGACCATCAGCTCTAGGTAGAGTTCCGAACCCATGTCCCCACTTCTCGGAACAGACGATAGAAAGCATCTGACACGTCTCTAGGGGCATCTTGACGATGTGCTTGTCTGGTAGGACACGAGCAGACTTGACGGGATCAGGATCAGTGACAAAGATATTCATTGCAAAGGTCTCTTGAAAATTTCAGAAACAAGATCAGTTGCACCCATTGCCTCATACATGTAAGTTGCACCAGACCTTGGGTTTGTATGTTCACCACATGTGAACACGTCACATACTGCCATACCATTCTCAGGCCATGTGTGAATAGAGATATGGGACTCTGCAAGTAGAGCGACAGCAGTGACTCCTTGGGGTTGAAACTTATGGGATTGAATACCGAGTAGTGTACTCTCAGACAACGTGGCAGCATTCGCAAGAACATTACGAATGTGTGCCTCATCATCCAACAATCCAAAAGGACAACCCTTCAAAGTGAAGAGAATGTGTCTCATCAGCCAAAGGTAGAATCAGGTTCCAGAGCGATATAATAGGTCACATCGATGTTCTGATTCTGGAAACGGGACAGAAGTTTTTCTGACACAACCACATCATAGTTACCAGGGACGATCTTCAGGTTCTCTTCTTTGAAGTTGAAGACAAACTCAGTCTCTGTCTCACCAACGATGATAGAGAAGTCATTAGAAGTATCGTTCTTCTTATCACGTGCAACCAGTTTGATCACACCATTCTCACCAATGACAGAGATGTCGGGGAGTTGATAGACAGATGCAGCCTTCTTCAGTTTCTCCAGTTGTTGACTGGTCAGTTGGAAACAAACATCCTCAGTCGGAAGAGTGATCTCTTTCTCAGGAGGTGCAACAATCACAGACGGATCTGCAAAGAAATACTTAGAACGAGAACGACCTTCCTTGATCACAACATACTGATCATTGTCAAAGTCAAGATCAGGAGAGGAGTGAAGGGACAGTCCGTTAAGGAACTGGTTCAGATCGTAGATACCAAAGTCTTTAGGGAACTCTTCGGACACATTGGCTTCAACCAGGATGTTCTTCATCACTGAAATTGAACGCAACTTCTGTCCTTCCTTGAACAGGATAGACTGATTGATCGAAGAGAAGTTCTTCAGGAGAGATACAGTGGATTCAGAAAGTTTCATAATTACCTTTTGGTTGCTTGTTGATGCCAGAGAAATGATAGAGGAGAATACAGTAGTGGATTGCTTTAAGGATGTCAAGTTTAGACTTGCCGTCCTTCTTACCAAACCGTGAGAGATATTTGATTGCGTTGGATCGACAGAATGCTTCTGAGTCACCAATACTATCAATCAGATCCAGTGTCTGAGTCTTGTTGTCGTTAGCATAATGTGCTTTATACGTACCACCAAGATAGTCACGGATCTCCTTGAGGATTACATCTTCCTCATATTTCCAGAAACCATTAGCGTTATCAATGTTCAATGTCATTTCATAATTTGTGTGGATATCTACGCTACCCGTAGAAGATTCGGTGAGGGGAGTATATTCATATCCCCCGTTTTCACTCACCCATTCATTGTCACTCATGAGTTCATCATACAATAGGGACCATGAGTTCATTCTATCAAGATTCCTCCATAGTGTCAACGATTTCAAAGTCTACATCAACTTTGTCATACAGTTCCAGGAATGCTGCCTTGGTCTCATCATCAAATCGATTGATACAAACCTGAAGTGCTTTGGCTTTGTCACCAAAGATAGAGTATGCACGAACGATGTGAACCAGACGACGGGTGGAGATAATCTCATCAATACCACCATCGTAGAAGGTCTTACGAATGATGTCTGCCCAGTCAACCAGGTGCTTACAGAATTCCTTGTCATCACAATCGGACTCAAGAATCTTTTGCTCTGTAGAAGGAGTCGGATAGGACTGTTCGAAGGTGACACAGAAACGTTCAAGGAATGCTTCGTTCAGAACGTTGGTACCGATGAACCGACCATCGTCAGAACCCTTACCCTTGGTGTTGGCAGTGGCGATGACTTGAAAACCGTTAGCAGGTTTGACGAATCGACCGATCTTCTTCAGGAAAACACCCTTACCCTCAAGGATAGACTGAAGACACAGGATTTTGTTAGAAGCCAGGTCAACCTCGTCTAGAAGAAGTACTGCTCCACGTTCCAGAGCCTCGATGACTGGACCATTATGCCAAACAGTTTCACCATTAACCAGACGGAAGCCACCAATAAGGTCATCTTCGTCAGTCTCGATAGTAATGTTGACACGAATCAGTTCCCTTTTGAGTTGCGCACACGCTTGCTCGACAAGGAACGTTTTACCATTGCCCGAGAGACCCGTGATAAACGTAGGGTAGAAAAGACGGGACTGAATAATTTTTTTAATATCAGAGAAGTTACCAAACTTGACGAAGGAATCATCTTTTTGAGGGATAAAGTCTTGTTCGATTGCGGGGAGAGCTGCAGGAGCTTGATAGTTCTGTTCAAGTTTCTCTTGAACGGTGAGGTTCCATTTACCACGACCAACCTTGTACTCATTGAGTTTCTTGGTGACGGTCTGATAACTGATGTCATTCATGGCACACCATCCACGAATATCACCAGTAGTAACCTCAGGTCCGAAAGTATCTTGAAGGGAAGCGACGATAGAAGAAGTGGATAGTGCCATGATGATTTGTCTCAACAAAGCTATAATATACGAAAACCACCCTTGTGGGGTGGTGGATGGGACAGTTGTCCGACTGGCTCAACTGATGATATCTACAAACTGACTTAATACCTTTCTATTTAGAGACTTTGCATTAAGATTTTTAACAAAGGCAGATCGGATCTTTGCTTTACTTGCACCTTCCTCAACATCAAACTCAGTATCGTTGTCAAGAGAAGATGAAAGAATACCAAAATAAGAAGTATATCCACTGGTCTTGATTGCAACAGACTTGTTCTTTTTGATCTTCCTGTAGGACTCTTCAGTCATGGTGTCATCATACCGTCGAACAAATCCTTTGAAGTCACTGTTACTGGCAAGACGGAAACCAATGATATTCACACCAGGATTCATCGTCTTAAGATCTTCAAGAAGAACTTCAGTGAACTTGTGGAAAGAACCCTCAACCTTGTAAGTGTGTCCAGTCTTGCGATTACGGATGAAGTCACCCATATACACACGTCCTGAGCCCATACGTCCGTCATCATAGTAATTGTTGACTTTATAGAAGGGGAGAACATTTGCCTCACCGTCAGTCAGAATCACAGTGTTGATCTTCTGAACTTTATATTTCGTCTTGAACTGAGGGATGAGTTGATGGAGACATACGATAGCCTCATTCAGAGGAGTACCTGAGAGATTGAAACCAACAGGGATAGAATAGTTACACCACTGTACCATATTATATGCGACACGATATAGATTCCTCATTTGTTGATCAAGTTGTTTCTTGTTCACATCACTGGTGAAGAAGTGGAGAAGGCTGAAGTCTGGACTGATAATCATGTCATACTCTTTGACTTCCTGAATAGGACTTTCAGTATAGGAGAAATAATCCTCACTCTTTTGATAGTTGTTAGTGAATGCATACACATCAAAAGGAATGTTGACCTTACTACAGAACTGAATCAGATTGAACAGTTGCTTCATAGTTTCCAACAGACAGTCACCCATAGATCCTGACCAATCAAGAATGAAGATCAAACCATGGTTCTTACCATCAGGAATGACATTCACTTTCCTGAAGAGATCTTCGTTGTACTTATAGGTGTGAAGTTTAGAACAATCCAGAGTACCAGTCTTAGAAGAAAATGACCGAGAGTATGCGTCTGCAGATTTCTTACACTCAAATTCTTTTACAAGATAATTGACTTCCTTTTGTGAGGATTTCTTGTATCGATCATAGTCAGCATCAACAGGACCAAAGTCTCGTGGTTCTGTCATCTTTGTAGTTTCTGTATATGCACAGTAATACTCTTTAGGTGTCAATTGATCGACCCAGTGATCATTCAATTGTTGATGAATTTGTTTGTTAGAAACAACAACCTTATCAACATCAACCTTTGGTACCTCAAGATAATTGAATGTACGACTACCTTGTTGTACATTGCCATTAAATTCTTCTTTACCAGATTCAAAGATGTCGTCAGTTTTAACTTCAGGTTCTGGAGTGGTTGTTGATTGTGGTTTTGAACGACCTTCAGAAAGATCTTCCAGTTCACCGAAGTCTTCTTCACCCTCTCCGTTTTCAAATTCACGACGTTGTGCTTCATCAAGCATCTCTTCGTGAGTCATTCCTTCACCAGATCCTTGACCCGACAGAGGAACATCAACACTCTCCTCTTTTTCACTCTCAGTCTTACAGAACTTATAGATCTCTTCAGCAACCATGACCGCATCGGCAAAGGTTTCTGTCTCACCCATCATCTCAACATACTTCCTCTCCTCTTCAGTGAAGGGAATATCTACGAAGTTACCAATCTTGTAGTAAAGGTTTGCACGGTCAGCCAGGTTGTAGGTAGAAAGATCTTCATCCTCAAGACCAAAGAAATCATCTTCAGCAAGTTCTTTGTATCCTTGATAGAAACTCTTAGACAGTCCTGGGTATCGACGTTTCATCAGTTTCTCAATACGTGCATCTTCAGTCACGTTGACAAACTGTTTAGGGATACGATCTTCCCATGACCAATCGTTTGGTGTATACAATGCATGACCAACCTCATGACCAACGAGCATATCGTACACAGTGTTGGATGCCCTCTTCCACATCGGGAGGGTCAGCACACGACGTTCCACATCAAACTGTGCAGTCTCTACATTGGCGTTCTCCACCACCATGTTCTCAGTGGCAAGGAGTTTAGCGAGTTGGGACTTGATTTCGTAGTTGATCATGGTTGTCTGTCTCGATGTACCTATAATACAGCGAAACCCATCGTAGTCTGTGTTGGGTCGGACAGTTTATATATTGGCACATAAACCAAACCCCCTAAGGATTTCTCCTTAAGGGGTCTTCGGTGATGATTGCTCCTTTTACAAGATTAGTCTTCGGTCAGGACGTGTCTGCAGAACCTCCTTGCGTCGCTATCTATGATACCACATTCTGAAATGCATTGGAAGTATTCGGATACTTGATCGTATTTCTCGTCAGAATTAGACTTTTCATCCCACTTCCAAGATGCAAGTTCATTGTGCGAAATCAGATTGTGCATTACCAATCTCCAATTCACACATTATATAGTGGTGTTTGTGTTACTTCACTAACATTTGTGAAAATGAAACAAATATTAATTTAATGTACATGAATCGTACCAGTTTCGGGATGGACATGAGGGATGGCACTATTGTATGGGTGAAACTGACTATGAATAATACCGCCACCTAAGAGTGCGAAAAAACTTACCAAACCGATAATTTTAACGTACTTTGCCATTAGAGTTTCCTTGAGAATCCTTTATGCTTTTCGAACTTGACAACTGAATCAAACTTATCATCCATACCAGTCTTGTGACTGATAACAAATATGTTTGCGTCTTTGATTATATATCTAATAATTTTAAGAAACTCATCGGTTCCAAAACCATCTAGTGAACTATCAAAGACTTCATCCATAATCAGGAGATTTGTATTGACTGAGTTCTTGACCCTTGCGATTTCCCTCCAGGTGAATAGAAGTGACAGGTCAATTCTCATCTTCTCCCCTTCACTAAAAGATGCGTAAGAAAAATCTTCGTGAATGGGAGACTCTACGGTTTCGTTGAATTCTTCGTCAAGTTTGAAGTTGATGTAAAAGTCCATCATCTGTAGATACTTATTAACTTGTTGGTTAATAAGAGGTAGATACTTTTTGATGATCTTTGCTTTTACACCACCGTCTTTAAGAAGACTATAGATGAAATCGTGGTAGGAAATATTATCTTTGTGCTCTACCAGTTCATCGTATGTCTTATCAAGACTACTGTGTAAGGATTCTAACTTCTCATGTTCAGTATTTCTGTTCTCGAGCTGACTGGTAACAGTTTGAATTTCTGATTCCAGTCCGCTGATCTGTCGTTGAAAACCAGAGATCTGTACATTGAAAGAAGAAATGTCATTAAGTGTTTCTGAAATTTTAGAGGATAGAGTTTTAAAATGTGACTCCCTCAATTCTTCGTCTTTAATAGCCGATTGGAGTTTTTCATAACCCTCTCGGAGCTCTTCTGCTTTAGATTGGGAGTCACTAATTCTATTTACTCGAAACGACTCCTCAATATCTTGCTCACAGGTGGGACATACCGTATTTTCTGTGAAAAATTTATGTTCCTTGACAATACTTTGTATACGTTGAGACAGTTTACCTTTGATACTACCAAACTCTCTCAGTCTCTCCTGAGCATTGTCAACAGATTTCAATTCCTTTTGCAAGTATTCCAATACTTCTTCTTGTTCAAAACTTTGTTTGAAACATCTTTCAATTTCTTGATTCAGAGTTTCGATCTTATCCATTCGTGTCTTGATGTCATCTTTACTCTGACTCTCGATCTTATCGATAAAGTCTTTTTGCATATCAACCTTATCTTTCAAGTTCTCTTTCTTCAGTTCCAGAGTCTTGACTTGTTCACGGATATTACGAATCTTTCCCTTGATCACATCATTCATCGAAGAGAAGATCTTGATGTCCAACAGATCTTCTACAACTTCTCTACGTGAAGACACGGGGAGTTGCATAAACGGAACAAAGGTTGAAGAACCAAGAATCACAATCTGCGTAAATGACTTGTAGTTCATCTTCAAAACATTCTGTTCCAACCACTTCTGCTGATCAATTGCTGATGCGGACTGATCCAACTCCTCATCATTACGATAGATCTTGAAGATGTTTGGTTTGATCCCACGTTGAATCTTCCAGTTCACAGAGTTCACATCAAACTCAATCTCGACGAGACAAGCCTTCTCGTTCGTAGAGTTGATCAACTGTCCTTTGTTGATTTTACGAAAAGACTTGCCATACAGGACAAACGTCAGTGCATCAAGAATGGTGGACTTACCAGCACCATTCGAACCAATGATCAGAGTGGTGTTCCCTTCGTTTAATTTAACTTCTGTAGGATGATTACCAGTTGATAAGAAGTTCTGCCACTTAATTTTTTTGAAAACTATCATATTCAGAATCAGGAGGGATCACAATATCGTCAGTGGTTATAATAGTATACCTGTGATCATGCATCTCACAGGTCTTGATCATTATTTCATCTTCTACTTCTAACACATTCATCTCAGGGTAGTCAAGTTCTTCCAGTTGTAAGGCATATCTTTCTGCGTCGTCTTCGTCACAGAAGATATAAAGGACTTGTTCCCCAGACTCATCAACTACAGAGTATGCACCGTCCTTTTCTTTACCAGCAACTGTAATGATAAACATTATACGACCTCACAAGCCTCTTGGTATATTTCTTTAATCAGAGACTGAATTACTGTTTTATTTAACTCAGTTTCAGATTCATCAATATAACGACTGAGAATGGACATCGTGTCCTCTGACTCATCTGCTTCAAACTCTTCGGACTCATCGAGTTGAAAGTTCTCTACAATCTTTAGATCAGCAACACCAGACGTATAGAGTTTGTCGATGAACTTTTCAAACTTCTTTGTGTCTGTCTTCTTTCTTACAATGACCTTGACGATCTTGTTCTCATACTCAGAGGTGTTGAATGTCTGATGGTCAGTGTCTTCGTAGAAGATCTTGTAGAACAATCTGTATGGATTGTTTACGGGTCGATGTTCCAAGGACTCAGTATCAAAAATAGTGAAACCTCTGGGACTTTCGACATCATTCCAGAACATTTCATAGGGATTACCAAGATAGAACACGGTCCCATTGTCGGATCGAGCGTGATAATGTCCCGAAAAGACTTTCTCGAACTTATTAAAGGCTCTTGCGTCATGACCGTGCTCCATGATGTGACCAGGGGTCGCGACAAATCCGTTGAGTTCAAGGTGTCCCATTGCGACTGGACACTTTGTCTTTTTGATAATAGCGTTGGTTTCTTTTTCATTCTGTTCATTGATCCAAGGAATGAATAGAATGGGGAGATCACCCACAGACACTTCTGTAGGAGAAGAATAAACCTCAACATTATCATACTCTTTCAGGAGAAGATCAACAGCATTGATTTCATTCGTGTTCTTGTAGTATGCATCATGATTGCCAACCATGAGATGCATCTTGATACCACGTTCTTTGAGAGGATTGAACACAACTCTCTTCGACCACTTCAATGACTTGAATTCAATACCCTTTCGACTATCAAAAGCATCACCCATGTGAATGACAGTGGTGATACCTTCTTTGTCTATGGTAGGAAAGAAAACATCGTTGTAGAATTTTTCAAAGTAATCGTGAAAGAGTTTAGATCCCTTTCTGGCACCGTAATGTGTATCAGAGATTATTGCTACTTTCATGTGGATGTTGGGGTTTGAACTCACCTTCAGGGAAAGGTTGTGATTTATTCAGGTCTCTACGTGACTGGTTTTTGATGATGATAAAAGCATCTTTGTTGTACTTACGAGTACCAAGAGGTGACTGCCACTTCTTATTGTACTCTTCTCCTACGTCGATACCCGACACAGAAGTACCACCAATCTCTACATCAACCTCATCACCATACTCCCATCCCAGTTTTTCCAATGCGATGGCAAGTTGTCCAAGCATCTTCCCAGGATAAATCACGGACTCGTCCATAACATGTTCCTCGGGGTCAAGTTTTCCAATCATGAATTTCTCAGTTTTTGATGAACTGTATCCTTAATACTATTATAATCAGAATAGTTACCCATGTCAAGATCATTGGCATCAAAGACCTCATCAAAGTCAGTCTTCTCAAGAATCTTATTCTTGATCTCTAACTGTTTCTTCTCTTGAGAGATCCTTCTCAGGAATGCATAGTAGATGATCTGAGTAAAGTATGCGAAGGGGTTCTTCGACTTCTCAGGATTAAAGTTATGGATATATCTTACACAGTTCTCGATACCATCACAGATCATGTCATCTTTGAACATGTAGTTCACAAAGTTTGGTTTGTATGACAAATGATTTGCAATCTTCAGAAAGCACTCACCAATGTAACGAGGAATTTCTGGTTTCGGTTCATCATTGAGTTTTGCTTTCTCAACTCTGGCGAAGTAGTTTTCAAGGGCGTTCAGAAACTCTTTGTTATTTACATAGTGTTCTGCATTTCTGGGTTTAGGCATAACAGTTCTTTTTGTTGTTTTAATTATACCAGAGATATCAAGTGTTGACAAGGTAATAAAAGCCGTATAGACTAGGCTTGTCCCCGAAGATAAGAATAGTATAGGTTATATCAAGAGGACTTGTATAACTTCTCCAAGACTTCTTTCGTATCTCTTACATTTCCTAAGTAACCCATTCTTCGATCTAACTTTGCAAAGTTACCTTGGTTACTCTTTCTGATATAGTCTTGATAGTTCATAATCATTTCAATGTTCTCTGATTCAGACATCGTGAGAACTTCATCTAAGTTGATCAGGAAAAGATCTTCATTGGAAGTCTTTAACCATGGTTCAAACTTGTATCCAGTAACTGATCCTCTTGTCTTAATAGGCTGAACACAGATAGGATAAGACACAAGTAACATTGTTCGATCATCTTCTTCAGATGCTGCCACCTTACAGAATATCTCATCACCACATTTGAGTTTGATTGTTGCGTAAAAATCGTCTTCAATCATACGTTCTCCTTATTCTTTTATGTCGATAGTAAAAATGTCATAGTTGAACTGTTCTGAAACATATATCTTCACTCTTTCAATAAAATGATTCAGTGTGTAATTCTTTCTTGATCCAATTGTTAAGTCATCTGCAATATCATAAAGTTTTGCACTGACTTTATCTTTGCCTTTACGTAGGACTCTACCAATACTTTGTAAGTTTCTTACTCTAGATTTGGATGGAGAGGCAAATATTACATTGTGTAGATTTTTAATATTGATACCAGTACTGAACGTTCCGTAAGATGCAACGATGATAGCGTCTTTTTCTTTTTCAGTAATCTCCCTTACTTGTTCTCTATCTTCGGCATCCACACCACCATGAATAAAGAATACTTTTCGGTCTTCACTTACCTTTTTATTTATTAAGTCAAAAAGGATGGCACCATGAGCCTCCACTCTGGAATACAACACCAGACTATTACCATCCAGATCTCTGACTAGATTTGTAATAAAGTTATTTCTTTTCTCATGACCAATGAGAAACTGTATCTCATCTTCGTAGGTATCAAACTTCTTTGGTTTGTACTTCAAGACAAGACACTGAATATCAAGTGATGCTAGGTGTCCTTCATCTTGAAGTTTCTTTGTTTGAGTCACTTTATATGATGGACCAAAGAGTCCTTCTAACACCCACTTATGGGTCTGAGAGCCGTCTAGTGTCCCCGTAAACCCATATCTATACTTGGCATGATGTAATTTATCCATGATGCCAATAAGAGACTTACTTTTAAAAAGGTGGGCCTCGTCACCGATCACAACGTCATAGTCCTCAAAGAACTTACGATCTAATTGATAGACAGACTGCCAAGTGGTAATCGTGACTTCATTCGTATTGACTCTCTCACGTCCAGCATAGATTCTGTGACAGTGATTCTCTGCATCCCATCCATATTGTTGGAAGTCCTTGAACATCTGTTCTACAAGAGATGTGGTCGGAACAACCAACAGAATTTTATTACCACGTGCAACGTGATATCTCACCACAGAGTAAATCATAAAAGACTTACCAGAACCTGTAGGAGAGATGAGTAGTTTTCTGTTATACCTTAACGCTTCATATACACCATCTACCTGATAGTCACGAGGACTGATACCAGGTGATATACTTTCCATATAATCTTTTGTTCCACCATGACTTACTAGGTCATTCACTTCAAATGGTGGACCGTAGAATTTATTATTTAAAAACTTATACGTATATCCTGCACTCTCACAGAACGCAATAATCTTATCAAGAAGACCCACATAGATTCTTTTGGTCTTCATGTTGAATAGATGAACAAATCCATCCCAGTACTTACTACGATACTGAGGCATGAATTTTTTATTTGGAACCTCAAAGGTGAACTTATCTCTTAGTTCGTACTCAATATGAGGTTCTGTTGTAATCTTCAGATAAACTTCGTTTACCTTTTCTATAGTCAAATCAGCCATTCATGTAGGTTCTCACCTACAAGTATTTATTACATAGTGTCAAACCTATGTTCTAAAACAATTCTATAAAAATGATCTCTCATTGTCTGTAGATCCTCCTGTTCGATTGGATCTCCACCAGACCATTTTTCACAAGCCTGTGACAGTCCTTTATGGACAATACGAACCGCTTCAATCGGTAACTCTAAATGGTAATACTGATCTTCTTGTTCCATTAGCCTAGTCCTGAACTGAAACGCATGAACTCAATACTGTTTTTGATTTGATAAGTTCGATTCGTAATTTGTTTTAGAATCTCTTCTATGTATCTAAGCATTACATTATAGTATTCAATTTTCATTGAAACATTCGACAATCTCTCGTCAGCGTCGAGATACTTTGTCATTGTATCTTTATCTCTAATCTTTTTTGGGAAAGGATTTTGGATATACACATCAGGGTCAGCTTTACCTGAATAGTATTCATACCTTTCGTGTCTTACATTCTTTTTTTGTTGTTCTGCTTTTGTCCTCAACAGCATGAGGTTATTATAAATGTCATAATATTTTGAATGCAGAACTGGAATGTTCAACGATTCGGTATGTAGATTGTCAATGTCAATCTTAGAATCCTTTTCCCACATCTGTTGAAGTGTAGGTAGGTCGATCATTAGCAGCAGAGTACGTCTTCGATATTATACACAGAATACTTGAAGAGTACCTCTGCTGTCAAGAATTCAACATCAGTCGCAGTTGAGTCGAATGTGATATCGGACAATGAATATGGGAACATGTCCTTAAAGTTCACACTGAACATTGGTCTGTTGATACCATTCAGAATGGTCAGTGTACCATCAGAATAAAGGTTCTCAATTCGACCATTGTCTATTGGTCCATCCTCTTGAAACTTGTAGATCTCTCTAAGACTTTCAGGGAAACCAATACCTCTCATCCAATTCTGGATTTCAGTATAGTTTTCAAGACCTTGGTCAATCAGAAATCTAATCCTCAGGTCATTGAACTCCAACAATTCACCTGGTCTTGGAATCATCCTTGTATAAGAAGGTTGTTCCAATGTACCCAGAACTAACCCAGGAACATTAATAGAGTTCCCATAAAACCCTAAGTGACTGGCTCTACTGACTGTGAAACTGAATCCAGTTGCCTGAAGAAAATTCCTATCAGTTACTTGATTCTGGAATGCAATTGATTCAGACATACTATTCGTTTACTACAACACCTGAGTATTCGTAATGGGCTTCCTTGGCATCAGCTTCAGTGTTGTATTGTTTTCGTTCTGAAAACTTATCAGTCCACTGACCACTTCCTTTGAAATAAACTTCCTTATTACAAATAATTTTTCTAATATATGATGCCATGACCCTGTGGCGTTTTATGTATTATTTATTAGTAATCAGATGAAGTTAAGTTTAAACGTTCTAGCAGAATTAATTCTATTTACGATTCGTATTTGATCCGTCAAAGCAACAATTGTAACTCGATTGTCAGTAAAATCAGTTATCGTCGTACTGCTACTCGTGGATCCTAGTAGACCAGTCGTAACCTCAGTTAATACGGTTGGTGCAACAACCGAAAGACCACAGTCAACATATACTATACCAGTTCCGATCGGTTGGGAATAAAGACCATATTCACCACTAGATACGTTTGCATAAGAAGTGACTGCCATCAATCCACCTCTGATTTTTAATCCCATATCAGTTCCCATATGATATGTGCGTATAGCATCAGATGGAATATCCTCAGTGAGGAATCCGCCAATCTCGGCTCCATTGAATTCCAAATTTCCAGCTATATCAAGAGAAGCTGCGGGTCTTGTGGTTCCAATACCTACTGAACTTCCTGCACCTGCATTAGATCTCTGACCAATGACCATTGCAGGAGGAAAAGATGTACTATTACTAAAAAATGTAAGAGGACCATCCTTATTTTTTAATGATAATTCATTTGTTTGGTTAACATGTTCGCCACCATATCCAATCATATATTTTCCATCATTACTATCGCCAGTAAGAACTCTTAACAATCCAGCATGTTGACCTGCTAAACCAGTTGCTGTTACATCAAGTCTTATTTCTCTATCATTAATACTATCGGTTCTAATACCTTTTATATGTATAGCAGTTTTTGCAGTGGTTCCAATACCAATTGAAGCTCCAGAGCTCACACGAATGTCGTCATTAAATGTAGACAGACCAGCATTTACAGTAATGCCACCATCAGAGACAACAACTCCAGATTGTGCAGTAACAACACCAACAGAATCTACACTGGTTACATCTTCATATGTAAGTGTTCCAGCAATACTTACTTTCGTGTTGACCCCACCAATATTGATGGTGTTACCACTCCTTGGATTGATATTATTAGTGAGGATATTTGACATCGATCAAAGATACTTTTCTTCTATTTATCAAGACATAAAAAAAGAGACCCTTGCGGGTCTCTTGATTACGATCTCTAGTGATGGATCACATGAGGTTCTTAACTGCAACTCTTCTGTAGTAGCGGTTGGAGTTAACACGGAGTCTACCGAGGCCTTGTGTGGTGCCTTCAGCGAATGGGTTAGCAACGAGACCGTAACGAGTCTTGAAGCCAATTTTTGGCTGGAAGGTGTTCTCACCGACGGCACGAACCATCTGGAGAGGAACATAAGGACAGTAGAACAGACCAGCGTCATAAGGTGAAGTACCCTTATAACCGACGACATAGTACTGGTTACCGTTAGCTGCGTTTGCAGAAGTCAGGTTTGCAGAATATGGGTCGATGTAGACACGGAACTTACCGTTGATGGTACCAGCGAAGGTGTTGCCGGTGTCGTCAACGTTCAGGTTTGCGTTCAGGGCTGGGGTATAGTCGAGGATACCTGCCATGGTCAGTGCGGATGCAACGTCTGCAGAGCACATGATCATGTTGCCCTTCCCTCTACGAGTTCTTTGTGCGATTGCGTTCGCATCTCTCTCGATTTGGAAAAGAAGACCTTTGAACTTCTCAACAGACCAACGACCGTTGGAGTCGATGTCAAGGTCAAATACACCAGCAGTTGCGGTGTTAGAAACAGCACCCTGTTCAGCAACCTTGTAGATGGTTCTGATGACTTCACGGTTGATCTCAGCAAGAATCTCAGTGGAGAGAATGTTTGCGAGTTCCGCTTCAGCGTTCAGACCGTGGATTGCCTTGAGGTCTTGTGCCAGTTCCAAGGAGTACTCAGCTTTGAGTGCTCTGGACT